GAAAATATCATCGGCGCAGTTAGTGTCTTCTCTATTGGGGATCCTTCGGTCCGCGCAGACGACCTCTTCAATATCCGTTATCAAATTGCTCTAAACGATCTCTATACCCTGACAAACGTCTCGGTTGTTCCATACTATATGGTTATGGAACATTTAGCACTTCTGACTGAGATGCTGGTCGGAAAGGTGCCTATCAGATATACGCGCCATAAAAATAGATTGTACATTGATACCGACTGGGGCAACCTAGCAGTCGGATCGTTTCTTGTTATAGAAGCATACGAGATCGTAGACCCATTGGTATACAATGATGCATGGAATGACCGCTGGCTTCAGAACTATGCTACGTCTCTTATCAAGAGACAATGGGGATCAAACCTGACTAAGTTCACCGGTATGAATCTACCTGGTGGCGTACAGTTCAATGGCGAGAAGATCTACAACGATGCTGTTGATGAAATTACTAAGATGGAACAAGAGATGATCTCTGGTTACTCTCTTCCTGTCTTGGATATGATCGGATAATCTGTGTCAACAAATTTCTATTTCAATAACTTTACAAATAGCCAAGAGCAGCTATTAATAGAAGATCTAGTCCTAGAGTCTATTAAGATCTATGGCCATGACATGTTTTATTGTCCTAGAACACTTATAGCCAAAGATGATATCTACGGTGAAGATTCTCTGTCTGAATATAATAGTGCTTATCAGATAGACCTATACATTAAGAGTTACGACTCGTATGAAGGCGATGGTTCGTTTTTGTCCAAGTTCAACCTAGAGATTAGAGACCAGATGACAATTACTGTCTCTGTTCGTAACTTTATGAATGAAATTGGCAACAGTGTTATGATTGATCGCCCACAAGAAGGCGATCTGATTTATATTCCCATGGTCGATCGTATCATGGTCATCAAGTATGTAAATAAGAACGCAGTCTTTTATCAGATGGGCGCGATTCAAATGTACGATCTTACTTGTGAAATATACGAGTACAGTTCCGAGCGTCTTAGAACTGGTATCGCTGCTATCGATAATATTGAGCAAGAACGCAGTCTTGATCTGGGAATCTGGGGAATCCTTACAAACGATAACTATTTCATAACAGACAACGATGGATACGAGATTATCCAGGGCAGCTATAGTTTTGAGCAACAAGCAACGGATGCGTTTGAGGACAACACCGAGTTCCAGCTGGAAGGCGAGGAGATTCTCGATTGGAGCCAGGTAGATCCATTCTCAGAAGGCGAAGTATAATGTTTGGTAGTACATTTTCCCACGATATTTTAAGAAAATATGTCATCCTATTTGGAACGCTCTTTAATAATATCTACATTAATCGCCAAGATAATACCGGTAAAACGCAACAGACTATTAAAGTTCCGTTATCATATGGTCCAAAAGAAAAGTATCTTGCTCGACTTGAAGGTAACCCGGATCTAGACAATAAGATTGCTATGACGGTTCCTCGCATCGCATTTGAGATGACATCGTTTCAATACGATCCAGAACGAAAGTTAAATACACTGAACCGTAAGGTTAAGGATAACAAATATCAATATCAACCGGTTCCGTACAATATTACGTTTCAGTTATCCATCTTGGTCAAGAACGCAGATGACGGAACAAAGATTGTAGAACAGATTTTACCGTACTTCACTCCAGAGTGGACAGCATCTGTCCACCTTATTCCTGATATGGAAGATGATCCGTGGGATATTCCTATTATTATGAATAGTATCTCTTCAGAAGATACATATGAAGGCAACTTTGAAACACGTCGTGCTATTATCTGGACGCTAGACTTTACGCTAAAAGGTTATGTGTTCGGCCCATCTAAAAGAATCGGCTCAGGTACTGGTCTCGATGGTGGAGTCATTAAATACGTTGACGTTAACTTTAGACCGACAGCAAATGTCACAACGGCTAATACCACAAATACCTCGGCCACTGAAACAGTACATGTTTATCCTGGCCTTACCGCAAACGGTGAACCAACATCTAACGGTGCTGCGTCTATTAACTGGACATTAATTGAAGCAACAGATAACTATGGATTTGTTCATGAGTTCGAAAGTAATGTGTAATGAAAAAGTTAAATAGCATTTTAAACATCCAACCGGATGATACTAGACAGTTTCTTCCAATGGTACAAGATAAGCCAGAAGATCCTACAATACAAAATGACTTTGACTATGCCCGTGAGAATCTTATGGATGTAATAGGCAAAGGCCAAGAGGCATTGTTTGACCTAATGGATGTAGCCAGACAGTCACAACATCCTAGAGCATATGAAGTGCTTTCAACCATGATGAATACTCTGGTAGGTGCCAACAAGGATCTTTTAGACCTGCAGGCCAAGAAGAAAAAACTTCTTGAGACAGAGCCAGAGGCAAACAACCAACAAGTAACTAATAATCTCTTTGTCGGATCTACTGCCGAACTTCAAAAGATGATCGATCAAAGAAGAAATAATAGCGACGATGCTTGATAAGCTCAAAAAGGCTTTTGATAAGGGATATAACGGTAACCCTCTTCTTAAAAAAGCCAGGAAAAAAATAGAATGGACAGCCGAACAGGTTGAAGAGTGGCTTAGATGTGCCGATGATCCGATCTATTTTGCTGAACGTTATATCAAGATTGTCCACGTTGACCGTGGATTAATTCCGATAGTTCTCTACGATTATCAAAAAGAAATTATTGATAAACTTACAAACAACCGTCGTGTTACCGTAGTTACCAGTCGTCAGGCGGGTAAGACTACTACGGCAGCTGCGGTTATCCTACATTATATTCTTTTCAATGAGCATAAGACAGTAGCTCTGCTTGCCAATAAAGGCGATGCGGCTCGAGAAATCCTGGATCGTGTAAAGTTATCGTACGAATCTCTTCCTGACTGGTTGCAGCAGGGTGTTGTTGAATGGAACAAAGGTTCGATCGAACTTGAGAATGGTTGTAAGGTTATTGCTGCTGCAACAAGTTCGTCAGCCATTCGTGGTAAGTCTATCTCGCTACTATACATTGACGAAGCTGCGTTCGTTGAGAACTGGGATGAGTTCTTTGCCTCGGTTTTTCCTACGATTTCATCTGGTGAAACAACCAAGATTCTGTTCACCTCGACGCCGAATGGTCTGAATCACTTCTATAAGACTTGTACTGGTGCCAAAGAAGGTACTAACGGATATCAGTATGTCGAAGTTCCTTGGCAGATGGTTCCTGGCCGTAACGAGGCATGGAAACAAGAAACACTTGGAGCTATGGACTTTGACTACGAGAAGTTTGCTCAGGAATTTGAGTGCGCATGGCTTGGTTCATCTGGCACACTGATCTCTGGTGCCGTTCTTAAGACACTGACTGCACAACGTCCTCTATCATCAACAGATGGTCTGACAACATATTTCCTTCCTGAAAAAGATCATCGTTATGTTATGACATGTGACGTATCTCACGGTAAAGGACTTGACTACTCTGCATTCCAGGTGATCGATGTAACAACAATGCCATACAATCAGGTATGCGTTTATAAGAGTAATGTCACACCTCCTGCCGAATATACGCAAACAATCCACCAGACCTCTTTACAATATAACAATGCTGTAATCCTTGTCGAAATTAATGATATTGGAATAACAGTTGCTGATGCATTGTACATTGACTACGAGTCTGATAACCTAATCTTTACCGAGAAGGCAGGACCTAAAGGCAAAAGAATCTCTGCCGGTTTTAATAAGAATGCTGAACGTGGACTAAAACAGACTGCAGTAACTAAGACAATTGGTTGCTCGTTGCTTAAACTTCTTATTGAGCAATATCAGCTGGTCATTAACGATCATGATACTATATACGAACTATCCAGATTCTCAAAGAAAAATGCTTCGTATGAAGCAGAACCTGGTGCACATGACGACCTTGTCATGGCATTAGTATTGTTTGCATGGATGTCAAATCAACAATATTTCAAAGACTTTACAGATATTAATACGCTTCTAAGACTGAGAAATAGAACAGACGAAGATCTTGATAATGAGATGTTCTCATTCTTCATGGATAATGGAAGAGAATTGATCGAGCCAGATGGAGTAGAGGTCATTGACATGTCTCAGCAGTGGAATCCCGAGTTCAAGGGTCTATTTGCGTAATCTGGTTAAATTATAAATAAAAGAAAAAGTACTGGTTAAACACCTTCGATTAAGGGAGATTACAATGGCGTTTCAAGTCAGCCCTGGAATTAACATTTCCGAGATTGATCTTACAACAACAATTCCGGCTTTAGCAACCACGGTTGGTGCTATTGGTGGAGTATTTCGTTGGGGTCCTGTCGGCAAGTTCATTCTTGTAGATTCAGAAAATACTCTGGCCGCCCGATACGGCATGCCTACAAATAATAACTACGAAACATTTTATACTGCTGCTAACTTCCTTGCATATGGTAATGCTCTTTATGTAAGTCGTGCTGCTGTAA